AAAGAAACCATTGTTACCCATCCAATATGCAACACCATCAATTTCAATAGCTGCATTCTTACCAATTAATCCACAGTTAGTACCAACTTGTTCAAATCCAAATGTAAATGGTGCACCTACAAATTTCATTGTGTATAATGCATTATCAGTCCAAACTAAAATATTTTCTTTTGCAACCAAACCTCCCATAATTTTTGTACCATCTTGTAGTCTCTGTGTGCCTGCAGTGTTAGTTGCTTCTGGTGTGTATTCATTTATTTTTTCATTTGTAGAAAATCTTATAAACATATCATCTTGTGTAGTTGGATCTCCAATAGTTGTTTCAGTTCCAAGATGAATTAAATGACGTGTAGTTGGAGAAATTAAAGTTACTCTTGTGGCTGTTGGATTATTTGTAGTTAAAAAACTAGAAGTTGATGTAGATGCTCTTGTTGTTAATCGTGCTGCGATGTCAGAGTTCCATGTAAAAGTTTTACCATTTGCAATAGTTGCAACTAATACATCACCAAAATTACTTAAAGACCAAAGTCCTGGTTCTAGTGTAATTGTACCTGCATCAACTGCATCACCCCATCCTCCCCATTCAGTAGCATCAGTAACTGTTGCGCCATTTGAATGAGCTTGACCATTTGATGTGCCCGTGGTTGCAGTTCCAAAAGCACCTCTAGTAATACCTGTTAAAGTATTTGTACCTTTTCCAGTGTATGTAATTAATTCATCACCAACTGCTATAGTTCCTGTTGTTGGAAAACCTGTATTTGATGTTACGTTAATAACAGTTCCTGATCCACCTGTACCTGCAGTATCTGCAAGTAATGCACCATTTAAAGTTGTTGTAACAGAACCTTGAACAGTACCACCATATTGACCAATACCAAAACCATAACCATAAGATTGTGCGGCAGGACCAACAGGTTCATAAGGAATTACATTACATGCACCACCGCCTGCGGCACCCGTTGTAGTTTGTGTTCCAGTAACAATTGCAACTAATGATGAAGTAACTCTTGTTACTTGAAATAATTTATCTTCAAATGCAGCATCAGTTAATCCTATACCACTTGGTACGGTTACATTATCTAATAAAATAATATCACCCGATTGTAAATTGTGATTAGATGAAAATGTTAGAGATACTTCTTTTGTTGCGTCTGATGCAGACATTACCACACTTGAGAGTGTAGCTTTTACAGGAGTAATGTCGTGTAGTTGTCCTTCAAAATATAAAAGTAAAAATTTATCTGTTCCAATTGCAACGTATCGGTTACCTTCTTTATCAACAAAAGCATGTTGTTTTCTAGCCACTCCTACCATAGTATCTGTTAAAAGAGATTGCCATCCTCCTATTTTTTCTGGTAGGCCATATCTAAATCTTACGTTATCTGAATCTACCCAACGACCTTCTGCGCCAACGGCAGTATCTTGTTTGTCAATTCCAGGAGCAAACTTAATTTTCGTAAGCATCTGTTACTCCTATGATGTTTGGTTGTATACGTATTGCCAACCTTTAGTTGCGTTAGTAAAGTAAAGTTTAATCGATTGATTATTAGTACTTAAAGTTAAATTAGAAGCAGCACCTCTAATATTAGAACTATTTCTATTTACTGTAACATTGTTAGAACCAAATCCCCCAGCAGCCGAAGCATCTATAATACTAACCACATCACCAGCACTAGGTGAGGCAGGTAGTGTAATTGTAACAGGGTTATTTTGTGTATCTATTAATAATACATCACCACTTACAGCAGTGTAAGCTGTAATAGAAGATGAGTTAATAGCTAAATGGCCTTCTTGTCTTAAGGCTAAAACTGTATTTGTACCATCTGATCTTACTATTAATGTTGATCCTACAGGCACTGGAACTGGACTTGAAGATCCAGCTGTTTTAATACTTAATGTATATTTATTTGCAGTAGTTCTATCTGTTGCATCTTCTATAATATAAACTCTAGTTGCAGCACCACCTGTTGTAGAGGCAGGTATAATTAAACTATTATTACCAGCCATTGTGCCAGTAAGTTTTAAATATATATTTTTACCATTCGCGGTCGCCGATCCATCAGCTAAACTTAAAGTAACATCGGCCCCCGATGTCATTGCTACTTCTACATAACCTGATGCTGCAGCTTGTAATATTTGTAAATTAGTATTAGTGATTGCTCCCCAAAGACCAGCTTTTTCACCGGTTGCGACTAGTTCTAATGATAAATCTGTTGAATAAGTTGATGCCATATTAATAAGGTTTTATTGGTGTCCACACCATTGTTGCTCCTGGTATAATTTCATTCCAAGTTATAACTCCTGCATTTCCTGTTGCTAGCGTTAATGGAACTTTAAGGTTCGTCACATTAGCTGTACCTGTTATTGTAACAGTTCCAGTCTTAATAGTCAACGCGTTTCCAACAGATGCAACATTAGCTGTTCCAGATACAGTAACATTTCCAGTGCCTAAAACTAAAGGTAATTTTAATCCTGTAACATTAGCTGTACCAGAAAGAGTAACAGTTCCTGTACCTAATGTTAATCTAGTTGGATCTGGGTCTTCTGTAATTGCAGTTGCTGCTATGCTTATTGGTCCAATAGTAGCAGTTAATCTATTTTTTTGTGCTACTACTGTAACGTTACCATCAGTAGTTAATGATGATATGGGTGTTTCGGCAAATGAAGCAGTTCCGAAAAGCATGGTCTATGCTCCTGGGTCGATAATGTTATTGCCGTCGATCGCGGCCCATTCTTGAATTGCTTGGTAATCTGTATTTTCTTCGTTTATTGGTACAGATTTTTTAAAGTTAGAGTTTACATAAGTTATATCATAACCTACTACTTCTCCTTCAAAATACATTTTTGTTATTTTATCTATTTCCATAATTATAATTCCGCACTAAATGCAACATATCCACTTGCACTATTAAATCTACATCTACCAGCATGACCAGCTGTTCCACTTACATCTGCATTTACATATAAATCTGCTGAATCAATATTTGATGTGTTGAGAGTAAAAGTATTAAATTCATCATTGTCTCCGTTTCTATTAATATTATAATAATTTGTCCCTGTTACTTGTTCCATTGATGGAGAAGTTCTCATAGAAGTCGGAAAATTTAATGATACAAACACAGCAGTAGAAATATAATAAGCTGCTGATCCAATACTTCCACTAGTACTATTAGGATTTATTCTATGATAATACCTTTGACATCTTTGTAAATTTACATCAACAGGTAAAAATTCAAAGTCGCTGGCTACCGAACCTGCCTCAAGCTGAATTCCCGTCACGTACCATTCATTACTTG